GGTCGGTATCAAAAATATATCAAATATATTGTGCAGGCTAATAGGGCGATCCATTTTTTGCACTCACACGATCATAAATCAAAATTTCGGAATTTATTTGCGAGCCAAAATCTATCTGAGTTAATAGCAATTCACTAATCGTCCAAGAACCGAAAGCTTTTTATAGCAGGGTCACATATACATAGTATAAGGAGCGAGAGGCGGGGAGTCCCTCTCGTGGGAAAATTATATCATTAGTTTCAGTCTATTTCTGTCGTAGTTGATTCCTATTGCATTAGCGCCATTGCTCATACAAGACAGTACTATACGGAGAACATACGCATTCGTATCAGTGTGTTCTCCTGATGCCATACATCGAAACCTTTTTATGTGATGAGCAATAAACATATATACAATGATAGATGCGCGAAAATTCTTAGACCCCGTTAAACAATATCCGGGCAGTGGTGCAAGCCCCGCCTCTGATGAGTGGCTCGATCAGGAGAGCCCATTCGATAACGGGTGGGGAAGTGCCGCTGCCACAACCTTTAACGTTGACGAAGCACCTGAACGAAAAAAGCAAAAGTTTGAACGCTTGTACAAGTGGCAAAACGGCAAAGGTGGCCACAATCGAAAAACTGAAATACTCGATAGCCACAGAGAAAACGATCTCGAAACCTTCATGTCAGTGTTAGAAATGCCAGAAGGGGAGCGAGAAATCGTCCGAGAACTGTTTCAAAATCTTGACATATCCTCGAACAACTTTGGCGGCGGGCGACCCTATGAAAAGATCATACTCGCACTCTGCTCACTTGTGTCGGACAAACACTTATCGGATCGGAAGAACCCCTCGCTCGATGATCGCCTCCTCTTTACGGACGAGTACCGTGATCTGATGGACGTAACTGGTATGAACAATCGTGAACATCAGCAGATTAGAGCATCGATCCGTGGAGAGCTTTCCTATTTCTAATATAGTTGCCCCCACTTAAAGAATCAGTGATTACTTATAAAAGAATGCGCTATCGCAACAGAGTTGTTATGCCACCTTATAAAAGGGACGATTCATAAAGTATGTATATGAGACAAAGCTTTCTACAGAGCGTGATTTATTATGTCTAACAAAACGACCGACGATGACTGGTATTGTAATGCCAAGATTCGTGATCACCGTGTGCCCGATGAATGGGACCAGGATGTCGCCTACTGTGCGAACAAGGCAGGCTTTCGAACAGATCACGTTGGCGATGGGCGCTGTTACCTTCACGGAGGGTGTGCGTCAACTGCTAATAAGGGAAACACGCATAACGAAAAGCACGGTCTGTACACAAATCGCCAAACCTATTACGAAAACACTTCGACAGAAGAGCAGCAGTGGATCGATGCAGTAGTCGATTCCTTGCTCGATGATGCGCCGTTCTCTGCCGACAACATGGCAAAGCTACAGATGGTGGCGGCTACTATCGCACAAAGATGACGGTCCAGCCTGTCGAGAGTGGGCCGGTCATCGAGCGAGGACTGTACGACTTCATCGAGCGCGAGTTCTACTATAAGACTGATGCGCCGATCACGATGCGAACAGAACTCGGCGAAGGCAAGCATTTTCTTCCAAGTGCGGAGCGAGCAATGCCCACAGATGTGCTTGGGTTGCCAGAGGAGCTATGTGAGACGTTCGGTGTCCACCCCTCGTCGGAGGGTATCAACGTCTTCGTGCTCAAGCCGGAGTACGCATATCTCTTCAGTCAGTCAGAGCAGATCAACTCCGCCCAAGACGTGCAGGCCGACCTCTTATAAGTGATAGACAATGGTTGACGCAGAACGACTTCTCAATTCTCCAACATACTTTGTCGAGCATTATCTCGGCGAAGAGCCGTTCGGCTACCAGGAGACGTTCATGGATCACGACAATGATCGGAAGGCGTTCGTCTCAGGGCGGCGTGTGGGGAAGAGTCGGACTGCGTCGTGGCTCGCCTTGTGGAAGGCCGTCACCTTTAGCGGAGCAGAAGTGCTCGTCACAGCCAAGGCGCAGCGCCAGTCGATGGAGCTGTTCAATCAAATCCAGAAAGAGATGCGCCAGTCCGACATCCCCGAAGATCAGTGGGGCGTCGTCCGTTCCACGAGAACAGAGATCAACTTCGACAATGGGTCGCGCATTCTCGCACTTCCGGTCGGGCGAGACGGGTCGAACATTCGGGGATATGGTGGAAAAGATAATATGGTAATCGTTGACGAGGCGGCCTTCATCAATGACCAAATCTTCCAGGAAGTTCTGAGCCCGATGATGGCAGTCGGTGGCGGCAGCTTCATCCTACTCAGCACACCGTTCGGCAAGAAAGGCTTCTTGTACGAGCGATTCAACGACCGCAAGTGGTACACCATGCAAGTACCATCCTCGGCCAATCCGTTAGTCGATGACAAGTTCATTGCAGAACAGCGAAATAATCTGACGAGCACACAGTTCAAGCAAGAGATTCTTGGTCAGTTCGTCGAAAGTGCGGACTCCTTCTTCACGAGGGACGAGCTAATCGACTGCGCTGAGGAAACTGTCAATCGGTCAAGTGATATCACGTATCTCGGCGTAGACTTGGCCTCGACTGGTGGCGACGAGTCGGTGTACGTCTGTATCGATGACGACGGCAATGTTTTCCACATTGAGCACACTACGGATAAGCCGATGACCGACGCGATGGGGCGAATCCGTGAGCTTGACTCGTACTATGATTTCTCGAAGATTATGGTGGATTCAACGAGCCTCGGCCAAGGAACGGTCGATCAGGTGAAGGAGAGCCTTGGCCGAAAAGTGGACGGCTTCAAGTTCACCAACGAGAAGAAACAGAGCTTGTACAATACGTTAAAGAACGAGTTGCAGAACAAGAATATTGCGTTCCCGTATATTCCTGGTAAGAACGACACGGCTGGTAACAAGATGGTCAATCAATGTCTTGAGCTTGAGTATTCGTATACCTCAAGTGGAAAGATGAAGATCGAACACCCACCAGGAGGGCACGATGACTTCAGTGATGCGCTCGCGCTTGCAGTATGGGCAAAGTCGAAAAAGCGAATGGCACGCTCTGATAAGGGATCGATGAAACCGTTTTATCTCGGCGATTTACGGAGCTAAATATGGAAAGTATAACGATAAAGATTGGCGGAGAGCCCGCTGCTATGGTATAATTATTGATACTAAAGATGACACTAAAATCAATTCAATCAGGCGATCAGGGAGGGTCGTAACTAATGGCAGATGAAGACACTGATTCCACGACTGATAGATTCAGCCTCGAACGAGTGAGAAGCGCCATTCGGAACAGTGCGCCATCCTCGCGTGAGCCAGGGTATCAAAACTCGGACACTAGCGAAGCGCTTTCACAGAGTGCTGTCGTTAAGTCGATGGACGGGTCGGATGCTGCAGATTCTCGTAGGCCGTTCAGCTTCGAGCAGCCCGACTTTGATCGAACGGAAGCGCCAAAGGATCAGATGCGAAAGTATTGGCGTCAGTTCGAGACCACGCCAATCATTCGAAAGCCTATCACCTCTTTTGCGAGCAGAGTGACTGAGCCCGGCTATTTCATCGAGTCCACACAACTTGAAGAAGAGGAGGTCAAACAGCTCGGCGAATGGCTCGATCAAGCGGCCATCCTCGAAGGAAAGCCGGGTCGAGACTTCCGCCTTTTGGCAAAGAAAGCAATCGTCCAGAGAGAGGTTCGCGGCACGTCGCTCATCGAAGTCGCGCCCGATAAGTCGGACGAGGATCGCATCGCTGGCCTAAAACTTATCAATCCTGAAACGATGGAGGCTGTCACTCGTCCGACACAAAGCATCTTGATGGCACCGGATGATATCGAGCGATACGAGAACGCACCTGAAGCAGAGTCGAGTGGTGCTGCGGCGTGGCTGCAGGATGTGCTCGAAACGAGTCAAACGCACTTTGGCACACCAATCGACGCAGATAACGACACTGGCGATATGAAGATCGGCTTTCGTCGAGATGAGATCATTCCGCTCGCACGAGATGCGGATGTCGGAGAAGTGTTCGGCACGTCTCGGATCGAAGCAGTGTCGGAGCGAGTCGATGGCATTAAACAGAAGCTCTCGGACAACGATGAAGCCATTGCAAGCAAGGCGTACCCACTGTATCTGTTCACCTTTGGGAATGAAGAGAATCCGTGGTCCTCGTCAGATATCGCAAGCTTCATGCAGGCGCACGAGATGGAGAACTTTCACCCTGGTATGAAACAAGGTGTACGTGGTGATGTCGAGGTGCAGACTATCTCGGGCGAGGTGGCTGATATTGCAGAATACTTACAATTCGATCTTCGGTGGGTAATGAGTGCAATGCCGATGCCAATGTTTGTACTCGGTTCGTTCGAGACACAAACCGTCGGACAGGTGTCCGGGGTCGCTCAACAGCAAGACATCAATCGACAGATCAAGGAAGCTCGCCGCGAACTCGAAGAGGAGTTTACACCTGTTATTAGGAAGGTGGCAATGCAACAAGGTGTTGATGAGGATCGCGCAAAGGATATTACACTGAAGTTTGGCAAGCCCGGAGAGACCGATCTCGATATTGACCGGAACGAGCAGGTCATTCGGTACATTAACGACACGGCTGGTGGCGAAACGCAGAAACCGAATCAACAGAATCAGCAACAGCGACAAGGCTCTGTTGATCCGACCAGTGCGCCTTCTGAAGACACACCGCAACAAGACGGTGTTATTACGAAAGGTGAAACACCACAGTCTATCGATAATCCGACACCTGATCAGAGGATTGCAGGGACAGACACTGACAGCAACCCGTATGTTGATATCGAGACTGGCGACTCGGAGTCTCAGCAGTCGCGTTGGAACGGCTTGTGGGAGACGGCCTACTCGGTCGAGGAACTCGATGGTGACGAAAGTGCTGAGTCGCTGGTTGCTGAAATGGCACGACGTGTCTTACAGAACTCGCGTGACAGAACACTCGACAGGCTCGAACGACGGTATGGCTCGACGCCGAAGTATGCTGTCGCAGAGTTTGAGAATACGGCCAACCGTGAGCTAAACCGTTCGATCAGAGAGGTTGGGGTCAGGCGTGGCGCGAGGGACGCGCTTTCGGGCGAGATTCACGACACTATCGAACAGATCGGCGGCTCGGCCAACTCGTTCACTGATTCACAAAACATCTCCTTCTTCGCGCAAAACGTTGAAAATGCTATCAGAGATGCGAGCGAGGAGATGCTTCGAACGGCGCGACTTCAGGTACGGCGCGCTGTTGTAAACAATGAAAGCTGGAACGAGGCGCGTCGCCGAATCGAACAAGACTATAACGATGAGTACTTGCAGGATCGAGCAAATCTCATCGCGCAGATGGAAGTGACGAACGCTGTCGAGAGCACGAAACTCGCACAGTTCGAGCAAAACGATAGTATCGTCGGATTCAG